GAATCAATACCTGAAGGTTATGATGGTAAGGCACTTACATATGAAACTACTAATAAAGTTAATGCTCAAAAGAAAGATGCAACGGGAGCATATAATACTCGTATTAAAACCTTTGATCCATATACAATGAAATATACAGAATCATTTATTGATTCGCAGGGTAAAGAAATAAAGATGGGTGGTAAAGAATTGCCAAAAAGTAATGAAGAATTTGATAAGGTCAATAAATATACTAGAACAGTATATAAAGTTAAAGATACTGGATCTTTGAATTCTGGTAGTGGAACAGGTAAGAGTCAAGAGCAACTTAAAAAATCTGGAGATGAAAACTTGGAGATAGAAAAGGTTGTCAATCAATCTATTATGAGATATAATCAATTGTTCGCTGCTATGACAACCATCACTATACCTGGAGATTTTACTCTTCATGCAGGAGATGCGATCTGGGTTGATGCTGTATCAAAACAAGAGGAAGTCTGTGCTGATGATGTAGATAAGAAAAGTGGTGGTCTATATGTTATAGCAGATTTGTGTCACTACCTTTCCCAGAAACAAACCTTTACCAAATTAAATTTGATTAGAGATTCAACTGGAAGGGATGCAAGTAAAAGAAAGCGAGCAATTTCTTCGAGTACTTCTAAACCAGCAAAGTCTGAAACTGCACCTGATGTAATATCTTCATTCGCAAAAAGAAGAAATGCAAGAAGGGGTGGTGAGTTTTCGAAGGTTGTTAAATAACTATGTTATTGGGAGTAACTAATGACTACTAAAGTTCCAAATCACGATCTAAACCACGAGGTTTACATTGATCCAAAAGATCATAAAGAACATGTAAATCATGGTATGATCGAATACTCTGAAAAGGATTTAGAGATGCACAATGATGCATTTCATGATCATTCTGAAGAGGAAGTAATACCTAATGAAGGTAAGATTAATGACTGGCACACAAGACATGAAGATAAGCATCTTGAAGTCTACTGTGATAATCATCCAGACTCATTAGAATGTAGAGTATACGACGACTAATCTATGGAGCAAGGATCGTTACAAGACCTTGGTTTTCTAGGTCAAGATTTCTATTGGTGGATCGGTCAGATTGCCGATGACTCCACTTGGAGGGATAATATTCTTGCGGGAAAATATAAGAGTCCTAATACAATACCAGGTTGGGGGTATAGGTATAAGGTAAGGATCATGGGTCTTCATGATCAAACAGAAGAGACTATTGCAACTGAAGATCTTCCTTGGGCTCAAGTAATGTACCCTGTCACTGCAGGTACTGGTATGGCAAGTGCATATCAGACACCTAATATTCGACAGGGTATGTTTTGTTTTGGATGGTTCATGGATGGCAAGGAGCAAGAGATTCCTATCATCATGGGTCTTCTTGGTAACAATGCTCAAACTCCATTAAAAACAACTATTGGTGATAATGATTCTAATTTTGCAGCTACTAGTGGAAGTGCTGAAGGAGCAGAACCAGCAGAACCAGCAGCAAGAATAAAACATCCTGATGATGGTATAAGAACAGAGAAACCAGGAACTCCAGAGCAAGAAGCAGAACGTGCCGCACCATCACCAGGAGCAACTGTTAATAAGTATGGTTTACCAGATAATCAACCTACCTCAAAGGCACAGCAAGCAGATATTAATAATGCGAAAGAGGAATTTCAATCATTAAGAGAAGAGAATCCTCTTCTAACACAAGAGCAGGAAGATTCATATGTTAAGAATGCAGTTTCTCAAGGTATTAAATCACGTAATAAACAAGCAGACAGTCCAGCATCTGCTACTCAAGCAGGTGCAACAAAGGAAAGTGTAACTTCAGTTCATGAGTTAACTGCAGCAGATGTTAAGTTGCAAACCAATATGTGTATGAAGACTGAACTTTTAAAACCTGATGATATTGTTGGGTCTTCAGCAAAAGCAATTCAAACTATTACTGATAATCTCACAACAAAACTTGATGGGTATTTGAATTCATTATCAAGTTATGTTGATGCAGTAGCAACACCAACAAATTTAGATCCAAAAGAATTAATTAAAGAAGCTGCTTGTAAGATGTCAAAGTATATGAAGATACAAATGGATAAGGTTGCAGAGTATGTGCAGAAAGAAACTAATAAATCATTAACTACTGTTGTATCTGGAATGCCATCAGCACAAAGAGCTGCAATGGCAGATATAAAAGAGGTAACTGGTGAGTTAATTTTGTGTCAGTATAATAAAATTACAAATGATATGTGTGGTATGATTGAAGGTATTCTTACTGACATAATGAATATGGATGAAGCAGAAGAAAAGGCAAGAGCAAATGCAGATAATCCTTCCGATCAAGTTTCAACTCCTAAAGTTCCTCCTTGTGTTGCAGAAGATATAATAGGTCAAATATTAGCAGCCAATAAAGACGCAATAGATACAGCAAACAATTCTTTACTTGATAATATAAATTCATTTCTACAGGATATTAGAGATCAAATGGCAGGTATAAGTGGATCAATGTCTAACATGACAAATCTTATTGGTAAGATTAATGGTAGTATGACATCCGCACTTTCATTTCAGAATGTTAAATTGAATGTTTTTGGTTGTGAACTTGCACCAACACCTGCAGTATCAGATTATTATACATTCTGTACTGGTGGTTCAAGTGTTAAAGATACTATGCTTCCAAGTTTGAAGAAAGTTGAGGATAATGCCAACAAACCTACTAATGCATTAGAAGGAACTAAAATACCATTCGTTGAACCAATAAAAACAGGCATTCAAAATCTTAATAATGTTGAAGATGATTTTGATAGTCCCTTAACTGGTAATGAACTTGAATTGCAGTAATAAATATAATCATGACATTTGAACTATTTGGACCAGCAAAAAGAGAAGACATAAGGGTAGCATACGTTTCACCTGATCTAGGTTTGGTGGAGGGTGTTACTATTTGTGATGCGAATGCGTATGCAAAGTTAAATCCAGGAACTATTTTTGTTTTTAAAAGAAGAGATAAGATTCAATATTTAAATATTAATGGAGTCAATGCATTAACTGCTAATGATTTACTTCCACAGGAAGAAGAATGTCCTGGTGTAACTGGATTGGATGTATATAATGATGATGGAACAGTAAAGGAACAAAAAAAAGTAGCACCAACAGCAAACTTTTATGGAGGTGGTGGATTTGGAGCACAAGGAAATCCTGTCTTTGGTGATGATGGATCACTTCTTGCCGTTGATTTGATTAATGGTGGGTATGGATATAAGTACGCACCTATTTTAAGAGTGGTTGATGAGTATGGTATTGGTTCGGGTGCTGTTACTAAAGCCATTATGGTTGGTGATCCCAACTATCCCTCATGTAAATCTGCAAAAACAGAAATAGTTTACGATCAAGAAGAAGATTTTGAAGAGTATCATATATGTGAAGGTGGTACTCCTGATTATGGAAAAAGATTGAGTTTAACTGGTGAAGATTTGGGTGATTGGGATCCAACTCTTTATGCAACTTTTAAACAGGACCCGACTCGTAGACTGATAAAAGAATATCAAGAAACATTATCACAATTAACAAATCCTTTTTGGACAACAAAAAAAACTGCTCCCATAAAGGTTACTTCACAAAATAAAACAACAAGAATTGTATATCCTGTAGAAAATTCTCAATTAAATCAGAAAGGATTTTCATTCTGGAATGATTTTTTAAATTTTAATGGAATCTCACCTGTACCAAGATCTAATGTAAAACCAAGTGACTTTGCTGGTATTCCATTTACTATGGAGTGGGAAATCAATTTTCCTTTCGATGGTGAGTATGTTTTTAGAGGTTGTTCTGATAATAGTGGAGCACTTTATATTAATAACAAACAGATAGCAACATATGAAGCAGGTTCTGGTGGTGCTGCTGGTGATACTTTGTCTCCACCAATAAAGACAAAGAAGAAGATGACTGCAGGGAATCATAGGGTTAGATTAGATCTTATCAATTTCCCTATCAAAACCAAGGTTAAAACAGGATCTCGTGACGAGATTATTGATGATTCTAAATTAACAGTTAATTTTAATGTAACAAGACAATCTGGAGATATTAATAAGATTATCTTCGCTGGTATGAATTTTACTGCTACTGGTGACATAGAAAATAAATCAACTCAAACCCAGAGTGTTGTTGTAGAAAGGGGTAAAGAATATAAACTATCACATTATGCAAGTGGTGGTCGTACTTGTTACTTTAAAATTGAGAGTGGTGGTTCAGCTTTTGGAATGGATGATGATGGTGGAAACCAAACTCCAGATCCTGTTACAGGTGACTTTCTAAACAGTGGAAGATATGTAGGACCAAATTTACTTGTTAAGGCATCTGTAGGAGAATTTTATGAACAAAATGGAAATTATTATTATATGGTGAAGAGGGATGAAGAACCTAAAGCAAAAACTGAATCATTAAGTAAAGCATCTACAAGTTCTGATTCAATACAAACGAAATTAGTATTTGATACAATAAAAGGAATCAACTCTGCGAACAGATCTTTATGGAGAATAAATCCCACAGCAGGAAGGGATGCAGGTTTCTTAAGTCAGTATGGTGTTCTTCCATTTGATCCCACTACAACCACAGATGAATATGCAGGAACTCATGAGATTATCTGGAATAATATTAATTTCCCTGTTGATGGTAACTATACTATTGAAATTATGGTTGATGATAGTGTAGTTCTTTACTTTAAAAAAGGTAATGAAGAGGAGATTGTATTTGAAAAAAATGGGTTCACAGCAACAGGAAGAAGCACTGGTAAAAGTTTTGAAACAAGGTTCTTTGAATCAGGAAATTATAGTTTACGTGCAGAGTTAAAACAGCAGTACTTTGGAAAATCACTTGCTAATGAGAACTCAATGGCTCTTGGTATCAAGATTGAAACTACTTATACAGAGACAGAAGTTATTTCTATCTTGTCATGGGAGGAAAATCCTATGGCGATTGCATTGACTATTGATGCACCAGAAGCACCTGTCCCCTTCATACCAATACCATTAGCAGAAGGTAGATGTCCTAACAATCCTATTTGGTCTACAAGATTTCCTGGTGGAAAAGAAAGGTGGTATCCAGTTCATCTTGATGATCAAAACTGGAGTCCTTTTATGAATCGTTATGCGATGTCTCCAGTTCAACCTTTGTCAGAGGAGAATAGTGATGGTGGTAAAAGTGGGTATAGAAATACTTGGACTGTTGATGTACCTTATAATGGTTTTTATGGTTTGAAAGGAACAGCAGATAATACTGGTAAAGTTTTTGTTGATGGTAAAGAAATTGCTACACTTGATAATTATCGTCAAACTAATCCAAAGACAACCAAGTTCTTTTTAGCAAAAGGATCTCATATAGTAGAGGTTGAAATTCAGAATGAAGATACAACAACTTATACAACAATAGATAAAAAGATTTTTAGTACAAAAGATTGGGCAGTTCCAGCAACTATCACTGTTGATAGTGCATCTATAGGAGAACAAGAGATTGTTTACTCTGGATTAAATGCAGCAAATAATCCAATCAGAGTTACTAATAATAATAAAAGAATTGAATTGAAAGATGGTGGTGGTAGTGATACTAATGCAAGTTTTACTATTGATTCAGGTGATTTAACTTTCTCTGATGATGGTAAGTATATTAAAGGTAGAGGAGGTGCAACCATTCGGATGGAGTGGAGTGATAATCCTAGAACTGCTGGAGTTGCAGTTGATAAAATTAGAGTTGGACAAACTGTTTGGACAAGAGTTGGACGTAGTGGTAAAGAGATTCATGTTATTGAGATTGATATGAAAACTATTGCAAAGGGACTTGAGAGTGGTATAGAAAAAGCAGGTGCCAAATATCTTGGACCTACTGAAATTGCAAGTTATGCACAAGATACTTTGTCTCCAATCATTCCAAATATAGGATTAAAGGATGCAGATGGTAATTGGATTCCAGATCCATATATTCAAGGTAGAACTTGGATATTTAAATGGGAAGTTGATTTCCCTGTGACTGGGACTTATGATATCTCATCTATTGCAGATGACATAGTGACTGTTAGATTGGATGATATAGAGGTGATAAAATATAATAATTTTGAGGATAGTGGTACTAAACTAGGTAGTTTCTTTGCAAATGAAGGGAAGAAGATTGTAGAGTTGGAACTATACAATAGATCTTTTCCAGGCACTGCCTTCAATACAAACCCAGTGACTACTATTGTAACTGTCACTAAAAAAACTAAAATAGAATCAACTGATTCTGAAGGAACAGTTCTTACAAAACCTTGGACAGAAAATCCCATTGCAATATCTGCTGAACTTATTCCTCCACCTTGTCCTAAATTAATTGATGGTCAGGGTGTTGTGTGTAAAGTTGTTGTTGATGATCCAGGAAATGGATTCCCAAGACCTCAAGGTGATCCAACAAGGTCTACCACTGGTGGATATCCTGTTGCATTAAAATTAGATTCTGTTGTGGTTGAAGACGGTGGAATTAATTATAGTCCTGATGATGAGATTATAATTGAACCAAGTAACGGTGCGAAAATTAGTTATGTTATTGGTTCCTTTGGGAAAATTACTGAAGTTAAGGTTGATGATGGTGGAATTGGGTTTACAAGATATCCTGATATTAGAATGGTAGGACCTGCAATTGGTGATGGTGATGGTGGTCCAGATGATAGAAGGAGACCAACTACTGGAATCAATGCTACATTCCGACCACAGTTTTCAGTTGTAAGAGATCCAGTTGCTGCTGTAGAAGAAGGACTTGAAGATGGAATACTTCAAGTTACTGATCTTGTTGGACTCAAACAGACTGGATACTATGATGGTCGTCCTTACTACGGTGCTGTCTTCTATAAAGATGGTATTCGTTATGCTGGATATTATGAAACTACTGGACAACTTATTCAAATTTATGATACAATGCAAGAGAGTATTACTGCTGAAGTTACAACACTTCCATCAGCAATACGTAGACAGGGTACTGATATTTCAAGTAATGATCCAAGACTTAACATTCCTGGAACTCCCGATACTTTAACTTAAACTAATGCCAACCTCACAAAATACAGTTAATGACAGGGTATCAAGACCCTTAAGTCAGGAACAGGTGGATGATAGGATGTTTCCTTCAAATCCAAATGATACTGCCAAGCAGAATTATACTGCGATTAGATATGGAAATGATCATGGTGCAATTTCCTTTGGTCATATTCATAAACCAGGTGATGTAACTGCTGGAGTTAAACTTCAAACCTCTGATGGCGAACATGTCTTTATGATGGACAAGGATGGTCAAAGGAAAGGTTGGACTACATCATTAAGTCCTGGTAATTTTCAGGTTCAATGTGGTGAGAAGAAAGAAGAAGCAGAAGATAGTATGATACTTAATGCACTTAATGGTAACATACTTATATGTGCATCAAATGGTAAGATTAGATTACAGGCAACAGATATAGAACTGATTGCTGTTGGTGAGGGTAGTTCTAAAGGTAACATCCGTTTAGATGCAACAGAAAATATTTCTACTAACTCAAAATCATTTAAGATTAACTCTGTAAATAGTCTTTCATTCAATTCTCCTTCAAATATGGAGATTGCTGCTAATGGAGTATTAACATTATATGGATCTGTAATTCGTGGAGTAACAGATGCATGTGCTGTTAAAGATTCTAAAAATCGCAATAATTTCAAACAGAAAAAATTTAACTCGCAATAGGAGGATTTAACAATGTCTTTTAATTTAGATGACGTTCAAATAGGTGGAACATTAAGAGTTGGGACTGGTGTTTGTCCTGCTGTTAAAGATGGTGACGAAGGAATTAATGGTGCTGTGTATGCAGAAGGTCCAGTAGTTTTTGGTGATCAACAAGCTTTTCCTCAAGAGCAAGCAACTTTAATGGTTGCTCGCACTGAAAATAAAGATCCTGATTGTGAACCAGCAGACAGATCTCTTTGGGTGAAGGGTAACACAAGATTGGAAGGTGATGATGAAACGGAAAATGCTCTTCTTGTTACTGGTGGATCAAAACATGCTGCTCGTTTTACAGGATCTGGTACAAATACAGTTTATATTGATGGTGATTTGTATGTTAGTGGTGCTATAGATGGTGATAATAAAGGAAGACTTGCTACTAGATTTGGAACTGCTGATTCTTTAGGTAAAGTCTTTGATATGGTTCATCCCACAAAAGGTCAGGGGTGGAGATTGGCTCATGCATGTATTGAAGGTCCTGAAGTTGGTGTATATTTTAGAGGAAGGTTAAGAAGAGAAAGGGAAATATATCTACCAAAATATTGGAAGGGATTGGTTCATACTAATAGTATTTCAGTTCAACTTCAACCCATTGGTGCTCATCAAGATATTATTATAAAGAGATGGGATGATGAAAAAATATATCTTCAAGCAAAGGGTGGAATGCCAATTGATTGTTTCTATCATGTGTATGGAGAGAGGAAAGATATTAATCCTTTACATGTAGAATATCAGGGAGAAACTTGGGAAGATTATCCTGATCCTAACCATAGAAATTTTGATCCTCTTGATCCTAAAAGAAATTTACTTGATGATACTTATAGAGGTTCACGTAATACTATAACTATGTGATGAAACTTTCTGAAGATTTATATGTACTGGAATGTTTTTATCCCGCATCCAGTACTAGTAATCCTATTTTTCATAATTTAATCGAAGAAAATAAACTTCGAGTTGATGGTCCTAATAGTCAGTATTATATTACATATTTTAAAGAAGAGCCTGAAAAAGTCACATCTTTAGTTGATTGGATACATAAGAAAATTTGTTCTGATATTGTTGATATTCCATTAGTATGTTCTGAAGCATGGGGTGTGATTTATGATGATGGAGATTATATTAATGCACATACTCATAAACAAGGAGATTTGATAGATTGTTCTACACCTAATTATTTTTCTTTTGTTTATTATGTAAATGTTCCTAAAGGATCTTCTCCATTAGTTTTTCCTACATCTGGATATGAACTCTATCCAGAACCAGGAAAGATGGTTATTTTTGAAAGTCGATTAAGACATGCGATCCCTCCGAACGGTGGGAGTGGGAGGAGTATTATTGTGGGTAATTTTATTTCATCACAACCAGCTGGAACGAGATAGGTCTTGACAACCATTTGGTTCTATAGTATAGTATCATTATAAGTTGAGAAACCACATGGAAGACGAAGAGTATCTGATGAAGTGCGTGGTTGATCCCGTCAAGAGAAGTTTTCATTTATATTCAAGTGAAGGTGATGTCAAGTCGGTGGATTGTGATAATGTAGATGAGTTTATGAATGTATTGGAGTTAGTACGTGCTACCTGTCCTGAAGAGAGGTTAAAGTATACAGATCCTCTATAACTGGGGAAATTTGACTTTTAATTCCAAAAAAGGCGGTAAAAAAACTCCGCATTTTTTTTGCTCTATTACTTTTTTTAACTCTAAATAATAAGTGAAAAAGATGGGATATATCCCATGAAATATCAAATAAACACAAAATATGTTTGGTATAAAGAAGGACAGCAAATCATTCTCTTATATTGTATTCAAAACGTTCCCTTTACATGGGATGAGATGCCAGAAATCGCCAAACAGAACAAACAAATATTAGAAATGGCAAATAGTGAAAAGGGGTGGGAACCTGAAGATCTCTATAGGGCAGCAATGTACCTAAATGCTGAAGAATGCAATCCTCTTGTCTTTGAACTGGAATTGAAGAATCCAGAATTACTTCCAGTGGACTAAATAACTACTAATATTGATAATATGGTATTTAATAAATAGATGCCTTTTTTCTTATGATAAATAATCCTAATAGAACTATAGTGCTAATAAGATGGGTCTTTCCAGATTAGATAATTTTCTAAAGTCATCAAGAGGGACAATTCTCTATGTTAACCCTAATGACTTAGATGCTACTGACAGCATTGAAAATCAGGGAAATTCATTAACTCGTCCCTTTAAGACAATTCAACGTGCCTTGATGGAGGCAGCAAGATTTTCATATCAACGTGGTTTGAATAATGACCGTTTTGGTAAAACCACAATCTTGTTGTATCCTGGCGACCATACCGTAGATAATAGACCAGGTTTTATTCCCGATGGAGCAAATAATTACAGACTTAGGAGTGGTGCGACTTCTGACGATTTACCTGCATTTGACTTAACAACTAATTTAGACCTATCTTCACCAAATAATCAGTTATATAAGCTTAATAGTATATACGGTGGTTGCATAATTCCTCGTGGTACATCACTTGTTGGTTTAGATTTAAGAAAGACGAAGATAAGACCAAAATATGTTCCAAACCCAGAAAACGATAATATTGAAAAATCTGCACTTTTCCGTGTAACTGGTGGTTGCTATTTCTGGCAATTCTCCATGTTTGATTCAGATCCTAATGGGGTTTGCTATAAAGATTATACAAATAACACATTTGTTCCTAATTTCTCTCATCATAAACTAACTTGTTTTGAATATGCTGATGGTACTAATTCAGTATTCATAGCAGATGATTTTATGAATTATGAGACAAGTCGTACTGACTTGGATATGTTTTATGAAAAAATCAGTTTAGTATATGGACAATCCTCTGGACGTGCGATTTCTCCAGATTATCCAAGCACCGATATTGATATTCAGGCAAAGATTGACGAGCATCGTATTGTTGGATCTACAGGAGAAACTGTAGGTATTACAAGTATTAAAGCAGGTGATGGAACCGTATCGACTAATTCCATTACTGTAACAACAGCATCAGCGATAGCAGGACTTGATGTTGACACACCTTTCCGTATTGATGGGTTAAGTGCAATTGGATATAATGGACAATTTGTTGTTTCTGATAAAGTAAACGCAACTCAAATTAAGTATCAAGTACAGAATACACCTGCAAATCCATTACCTACAGTTACTGGATCAACAATATCATTACAATCTGATACTGTTACTTCTGCTTCTCCATATATCTTCAACTGTTCATTGAGATCAGTTTATGGTATGTGTGGTCTTCATGCTGATGGCAGCAAAGCGACTGGATTTAAGTCGATGGTTGTTGCTCAATTTACTGGTATTGGTTTACAGAAAGACGATAAAGCTTTTGTTAAGTATGATAGTACAAGTGGAATTTATAGAGATAACACATATGCAGGAAATAGTAAATTAAGCACTGACTCAAGAGCAGTATTTAATCCCACATATAAGAATGCTCATATTAAAGCATCAAATAATGCAGTTATTCAGGCAGTTTCTATATTTGCGATTGGATATGCTGAACACTTTCTTACAGAGAGTGGTGCTGACATGTCAATCACCAACTCCAACTCCAACTTTGGTGCAAGAGCATTAATCGCACAAGGTTTCAGACCAGACGCATTCAGTCAAGATGACTATGGATATATTACTCATATTATACCACCAAAAGAGGTTCCTTTAACTGAAAGTGCAATTGAATTTAATGCAATTGACATTTTAAAAACATCAGAGCAATCATCTGTTGGTGTTGGTTCAACTACAAATTTATATCTCTTTGGAGAAACTAACAGTGAAGTTCCACCAGAAAACGTTTTTGATGGTTATAGAATTGGTGCAAGATCAAATGATACATTAAGAGTTCTTCTTTCAAATTCTGGTGCGATCACAGAATATAGTGCTCGTATTGTAATGCCAAAATCAGGTGTTACCACAGCTCATGACTTTAGTTCTGAAAAATTATATACTGTTAAGAGAAGTGACCCAAGTAGTGCTGGAATTAATAGTATTGGAAGTAATAGTGATGGTGGTGCTGATAATGTTGTTACACTAACCAAGTCACATAACCTTGCGAATGGTGAATCTATCCGTATTATCAGTGAAACTGGTCAATTACCTGATGGAATAGAAGAAAATAATGTATATTATGCAATTACAAGTGGAATGACAACCACTGCAAACATTAAAATTGCTAAAACACAAACTGATGCATTGAATAGTGATGCCTTGACTATCAATTCAAAAGGTGGTGTATTAAAAGTTTCAAGTAGAGTAAGTGATAAAAATGCTGGTGATATTGGACACCCAGTACAGTATGATATTACAAATTCTCAATGGTATGTCAAAGTTGCTGCAGCAGCAACAGAAAATAATATATATTCAAATCTTGTTGGTATTGGATCGACTGCTCTTGGAACTGCAACACCGAGAACATTCTTCAAGAGAAAGAAAGATAGTAGAAATTTAGAAGATACTCTTTATAGAGCAAGATATGTTATTCCTGCCATTAGTGGAATAACTGCAAGACCACCAAGTGAAGGATTTGTTCTTCAAGAATCTAATACTTCCATTGGAGCAACTGATACTGAAGTACAAACTTACTTTGGAAGTGGTTCTTTATCAAATGTAAATCAACAGAGAAACTTTAGATTTATTTCTGGTGCATCTTGGGATGGAGTGGCAACAGTTACGATTAACACAGAACTTCCTCATAACCTAACAATCGGATCAAGAGTTGAACTATACAATATTAAGAGTACTGAAAATACCACTGGAGCTGCATCAACGGCATTCAATAGATTATATACCGTTGCTGGAATCACTAGTGCAAGACAGTTTAATGTTGGTCTAACTACCAATCCAGGAACATATACAAGTGATAATGATACAAGAACAGTAGCATTACCTTATTATAAGAGAAAAGATTTTGAAGATATATTCTATGTTTATAGAAGTAAGGAAGCACAGAAGTATGTTGCTGGAGAGCAAGATGGTATTTACTATCTAACAATATTAAATGCATCAAATCAACCAAGCGTAACTCCATTTATTGGAGAGAAATATTCTCAACCAGTTAAGAGTCTTTATCCACAAACTCAAAGAGATAATCCAGTTTCTGATCCAAAAGCAGCAGAATGTTTTGCTCAATCAGAAACTATTGGTGAAATTGTCATCAATGATCCAAAGAATAGTATTACTAGAGAGACTGCAAACTTATGGTTAAGTGATACTGATGTTGGTATTGGTATTACTGAAATTCAATCACAAACTGGTACTGCTCACAC